CTAGCTTTCGCTAGGCTGTATGATTTGTTGTTGAATCATTCTTCCGTCATAATCGTTACCGAGTTCTAAATACCACGCAAGCCCGATAAACACGAAGGCGAGCAGGGCGATTTTTATTCTTTTAATGCTCATTTTCTGTTCCTTTTGCTGAATTTAGGGTGAGATAAACCGCCACGCTTTACTGTGAAGTGAGCTTTGAAATTTACTTCAGAGTTAAAGTGCGGTCGGTTTTGGTTAAGGTTTTATTTGATTATTTGCGAATACAGCATATCCGTTGCTCTTTGAATATCCTGCGTGATGTTGTTGCGAAAGATGAATAAATAACCGTCATCGCCCACAATATCCGAGAAGAAGAACTCAATTTGTCGTCTTTGTTCTTCACCTCGTTTCGTACAGATTGCACGTTGGAATTGCTCGTATTGGCGGGCGTAGTTTAAGATTTTAATCATCGCCTGTTGAAATTCTCGATCTACCGTTGGCTCAGGCAAGGCGAGCTGTTTTGGCTCTAACTGATATTTCCCTGTTTTGCGAATTTGCGGTAGAACTTCTTCAAATACCCACGCTTCAAAAGGTTCGGCTTCGGGCTTTCTGCTTTTGATGATTAAGCGGTATAGGTTTGGTTCGTTGATGAAGATCATTTCTTGATCTCCGCTTTGGGTAGGGGTGTATCGTTTCGATACACCCCCTTGTTTGCAATGTTTCTGAATAGTTGTACGAGAGTTTTCGTAGCCAAGAATGTTACAAACATCAACACCGCAGAACCAAAATTCTTGATTTGGATCTGTAATAACTCTAACTGAATTTGAATTAAAATTGAAAGACTGGAATTGAATTTGAGTTGTCATAATTTGTACCTTGTGTTTTTTAGTAAATGCCACTTAGTAGGTGGCGGGCTTCAACTACCAAACACAAGATCGGCGGAGCTTATTTCCCTTTCGGGTGTTATATTAGGCTCTCTCGACCCGCCATAGTTTTAGGGCATTTCCTAAATTTTGGGTACAAAAAAACCGCATTCTGTCGGGGCGGATAACCGCTTGTGTTTTGATAGTGCGGTTATCTTAATCCGAAAGGTGGGCAGTGTCAATGTGGTTTTTTAACGAGAACCACTAAACTCGCCTTACTTGTCACCACAACGCATAAGGATTATAATTTGTACAACCACAACGTATAAATTAGGATTTTTTATGTCTAATCAAAAGCCAACACAGCCGAAACCACAACCGGCTCCCTCTAAACCTCAACCTACAACTTACAGAAAGCCTGAGCCTGTATTTATTGGAGAGAGCGCAGATAAACCTAAACCAAAAGGTAAGCCCATTTTAGGCTGATATTCCAATAATTGATACTGCTGCAACAGGTACGCTAAACGATATCATTATTGCCTTATCCGTGTAGTGTCGGTATTCATTATTGAGTCTAAGCAAATGAACAATATACTGGTTAGTATTATGTAGTTCATATCGTCTCAATATTCCCAGTTTATTGTTTTCTTGGCTTGATTTGAATGAATCGTTATAGAGATTTTGTGGCATATTTGTTGTCAGTGGTCTTTTTTTGCTTAGAATGACATAGTGCAATAATATAACTGCAGAAATAGACCAGCCAGTAATACAAATGATACTCCCTAAAATAAAGAAAAAATGTAGTTTTTCAATGTGATTAAGTAATACTAATGTTACCCCGCCTATGCCTGCTACGAGATAGTTTAGTAAACGATAGGCTTTTTCTCGGTTTTGTTCATTTGATTTCTGTATTTCTGCAATGCTTTGTTTGGCTTGATTTTCCAAATACTCAAGCATTTCATCATCAGTGTCTAAAAAATAATCATCGGGTAAATTCATTTTTTTCTCCTTGAGTTACTGTTTTTTGGTCATTTTAGAGTAGTTTCTGGGTATAAAAAAGCCCACCTGTTACAGTGGGCAAACGGAGTGAGACAAGGTCTCTATGTCATGAAAAACCGCTCTCGGTTGATTTCAAGAAGATTGGGCGAATTGCTTCGCACAGGTTTTGAGAGCGGTTTTTGATGGCGCCTTTTTTACAGAAAGGCTAACTGGGTTTATGAGCTTTTCCTTGCAAATATCGGCTTAAAGCACGCAGTATCTCCGATTCCAAGTAGTGACAGTACCTGAATCTGCTTTAGTTTATAGCTTACCTTAGCTTTTTATCTATAAACCATAGAGGCGTTATCGTATCTCTATCAAATGCTAAGGGTTACGGCTGATTTTGATGTTCAGCAACATTTGCCTTTCTTTACGCTTGTAAGGCTCAAGCAAAAGTTAGTTATATGCGGTTAATATTAATTCAGGGAACACGACAATTTCATTTATTAATTTGCTAATCGTTGTTAGCTTTTTAATACCTGTTTCACTATCAGTTACAGTCATTTTAAGACTTAAATCAACTGAGCCATAACACCCCTCACTTAAGATTTCCTCTCGCTCTTTTTCATCAAAGAGCTCAATAAGGATTTTTTGAATAGTGCACCCAGCATAGATTTCGCTTTCTTCTCCAATCCAGAAAGCTTTTTGCATTTCTTGAATATCTTCAATTGCTTTATCAATGCATTCAATTCCTTTTCCATACCGTAATGTTTCAATAATTCCATTTTCGTGTACAGTAACTGAATATTCTCCGGTATCTATATCTTGAGCAATTGTAGGGCGGTAATGTTCAATGAATTTCATTCGCTTAGATTGTCGGATTAGCTCGTCATATTCCGACTTTGAAATTGTGATTGTTTCCATTTGTGGTTTCCTCTTTTAAACTCTCACCAACTCCCGACAACCCATTTGTCGGCGTTCTTTGGCTCGGACTTGACCAGATTTGATTTTGCCTTTTACGCAGTGGTAATTTGCGACATCAATCAGCTTTTTCTCTCTGCTGGCAAGGTTAATCGCACTATCAACTTTGCTTGATTTAGCCACAGCCTTTTCCCAAAGTGCGGTAATTTTTCGGGATTTTTCAAACATTCTTGAAAGCCGTCCTTTTTTGCCGGTATGGCGTATTTCAGGACTATCACTGTACTTGTTTGCACTGCGTAAAATTGTGACTTTTGTCATTTCTGGCTCCCTTTCTCTCTTTTCCATTGTTTACCGCACTTAATGTGATAATCCGCTTAATCCGTCAAATTGCATTACGTTGTAATGGTCGAATCAGTTTCAGCCAAATTAAAAGAAAATGCGGTAAACAATGAAAAACATTGTGCTTGTTACCTCAGCCACCCACGCCTAGCTTGCGTACCCGTTAGGGCTAAAGAGTGTTATTCAATCTGTTAAAGAGCAATCCCTTTCGGGTTCCCACCATCTCTGCTTGCTTTCGCTCTCAGCCATCAGGCTTGCTAGGTGGGTGTTTTGTTTTGATGTGGGTATAATACATTGTGTATTTTATTTGTAAATACCAAATGTATTATTTTTTATGATTTATTTATACAAAAAGTATTATTTGGTTGATTTTCAAGGAAATAAATTTTCGATAGAATAGTTTGATTGCTTGTTTTTTAAGCAAAAGATAAGCAAAAAGAGAAAAGTGCGGTTGATTTTTCGATTGTTTTCGTGGTGGTGTATGATGTTACCGACATTGATGTCGGGGAGATAAAAGAAAACCGCACTAATTTTAGTGCGGTCTGGATATTAAGCCACTAATTGAAGTCTTGGTAGCCATTTATCCATTAGATGAGAGGGGTAAACTTGAGCCGTATTGTTAAACAATAGCGTAAGCTGATTGAGTTTATCCTGTATGCTATCACTATTTGCGATCACAATTTTCTGATCAAGTCCTAGTGAATTCTGATATTGTGTAATATCAGATAATTTGCCAAGGATAGTGTAAGCTTCAATCCAACTTCCTTCTGCTTTAACATCAGCTGTAAACATTATTTTACTGTCATTTGCACTGACGAGTGTGATTGGAACAGTAATTTCGTGTCCACTTAACCCTTCAATCTTTTGTTTTAATTGAATTTGATAAGGCAGTTCCGCTTGACGTAAACATTGAATTATACGTTGTTCAAACTTATCTTTTGGCAAAGGTTTATACCAGTCAATCCCCATTGTTGTTGCAATAATTCCACCACGAATCACTTTTTGTAATGTATCTGTTAGCGTATTTTCAGTTGCATAAGCAACAATTTCAGCTTGTGGTGTTAATTCAATACCTTGACGTTTTAGTGCATTTTGCATTTGTTGAAAACGTGTTCGGGTAATGTTGATTCCTCGATTTTCCATATTAAAAAGTGCAGAGGCATCATCAGTAATGCGAAATCGATTATTGTCTAAACTTTGGATAAACGCCCCTACAACCTGACCATCATCTACATAAGTAAATGGGCTTGATATATAGCTTAATGTTTCGCTTAAGGCTTGGCATTCAAAGCCTAAATTGCGCATAGCTAATTGGCAAATTGTCATAGTAGATTATCCTCGTTTATACGTTGATATGGGTGTGGCATTTCTCCCGTTGTTTGAAAATGGAAGCGTATTAAAAATTCGTTTAAGTAAAAATTGAATTCATTTTGAACTTTATCAGGGCATTTTTCAAGTGGATACCCCGTCTCCATTTGATATTTTTCGTGATGAATATGATAATGCGCCCCTGTTACTTTTGCATAGATTGGCTGAGGTCGTAACGATTTATCTTCCCAATAGCGATTATGATGAATTAATCCTGCGCCTGCATCAATGCCAAAGATACGAGTATTTTTATAAATACCGACAAATGACATTTTTGCCGGAATATTTTGTTCCAATGCAGGTCTATACCGCATTTCGATATTAAAATGAGAAATAGCAAGCATTTCTTGATCGTATACCGGTAAATAAATGTAGAGCCAAGCTGGGTCTTTTGCTAAGGGAGATTTTTTACGCCAGTTAATATCTGATATAACCAACGTTTTAGGTATCTCAATGAGCCTATCAATATCAAATTGAGAAACTCGATTTAGTTCAACCATTATTAATTTTACCCCTTTTATTTTGAATTATTGCTACAACGCTTTTTCTCATCTATAACTTCCGCCACAACGCTCTATTCGTTCTTTTGATGTCTATAAGTCAAGGCACTTTAACCAATAAAATTTAATCTCTGGCTTTTTGGTGTACTATTGTTACAACCCTTGTCTATGCTCAACGGCTACGCCATAAAGCTATAAATATTCTACTCTCTGCACGGCGACACCAATAATACGTATATGTTGGAGTTTTGTGCTTAGTGTTGGGAATAATGGGTTTAACGGAACAAGCTCAAAATGTGGATTGCCATATTCAGAGTATTCCCCTAATTCTTTATACTGTTTGAAGGTTGCCTCGCCATCACCATTTACCGCAGCCACGTAGTCACCAGGGTTGGGTTGTAAGCCGGTGTCAATTAAGATCATATCTCCTTCACTAAATTTTGGTTCCATAGACTGACCTTTAACCTCTAAAAAGAATCCTTCACCTTTTGTTTCGATAATAGATTCTAAAAATTCATAACCTGTAGAACAGGAGTAGTCGAAAGTTTCTGAAAATGTTCCGGCTTGGATACTACTGAGAATCGGGTATGAATGAGTTTGTTTGATATTGACCGGAGTGACATTGTTATCAAAATCCTCAACAGTACCATCATTATTTAAAATAACTTTATCTCCACCTACAATTTTAATGAGTTCCGCCACTTCATTAATATTTGGTGTTCTTCTTCCGGTCAGCCAGTGTCCAATAGCACCTTGGGTTTTTTTTAATCTCTCAGCAATTTCTTCTTGTGTCATCTTGTTTTGTTGCATTTTCTCGCGAACGTATGTGTTCCATTGCTTTTTCATAGCTATTTCCCTCAGTAAATTTAACAAATTATTACACATCGTATTTTTATATCAAAATACACAAAGTATTTATTACTTGAGATTTAAAAATACTTTATGTATTATTGGCTTTATTTTATGGAGTTAAGTATGAATAGAATTTCAGAGTTTAGAAAAGCAACAAACTTAACTCAGTTGGAATTTGCTCGTTTATTAAATCTGACGCAAGGGGCATTAGGTCACTACGAAGTCGGTAAGCGAACTCCATCACTTGATACAGCAAGAAAAATTGTCTTGTTGCTAAATCAGAAAGGTGTTGTTTGTACGCTTGACGATGTTTTTCCAACTGAGAATTAATCTACCCGATTTCCCCCAAATGAAAACCATAAAAACAAGGCAAAAATTATGGCGATGAAGAAAATGATTATTGAGATGATCGAGAAAGTACCGGGCGGTAAAGGTGCAGTCGCAGGCTTTCTTGGTTTTTCAGAAAGTGAGCTGAACAATCGGCTCTATCAGACGAAAGGGCAGCGATTTAAGACGGAAGAGTTAATCGCTATTCAACAGGAGTACGGCTTAACGGATTTTACCGATGAGATTTGTCGTTTATCGGGTGGTCGGTTTGTGCCAAACGTTGAGTGCGAGGCTCTTGATAACACGGAAATTTCAACGCTGCAATTTCAGGAGCTATCGGCTCGTGGAGTGCTGTATGCCGTATTAGAACAGGCTTTGCAAGACGGTGAGATTACGTCCGATGAAGAAGACAAAATCCGCCGACTTCTCAACAAACATTTAACTGCAACACAGCTTTCGATTGAGAGCGTGATTTTGTTGAATAAACGGCAATAAAAAACCACGGTAGCAGCCGTGGCAATTTTCTCTATGGAGATGTATTTAATGAGTGGATTATTACCAATAATTAACGAAAATGCAAGCACTTTGACAATGAGCAGTCGGGAGATTGCAGAGCTCACTCACAAAGAGCATAAAAATGTGATGCGAGTGATCCGTGATTTGATTGAACAAAATTTAGTCGCTCAAATTGAGCCACTAAAATTTGAATATAGAAATCAATGGTTTGATTACTATGAGTTAAATAAGCGGGATACGCTAGTTGTAGTTGCTAGACTTTCTCCTGAATTTACCGCAGCGGTGATTGACCGTTGGCAAGAACTCGAAAATCAACAAAAAACGACTGCAAAAATTCCTCAATCGTTTTCTGAAGCCTTGCTCTTAGCGGCTGAATTACAAGCTGAAAAAGAACGTAATGCGCCTAAAGTAGCTTTTGTGGATCACTATGTTGAAGTCGGAACAAGTAAATCACTTCGTGAAACGGCTAAGATTTTGAATATGCCGGAAAAGGCGATGATCAACCGTTTACTGGAGGATAAATTACTTTATCGTCAATCCGGTAATTTGTTGCCGTATCAATCAGCCCATTCAAAAGAACTTTTTACTGTAAAAACAGGCACAGCCGAACACGGTCACAATTTCACACAAACACGAGTGACAAGCAAAGGCATTGAATTTATTGCGTCACGTTACGCTTCGGAGTTGATGTCATGAGATATTCAACTTATATCAATAATCAAAAATGCCTCGAATGGGGCTTAAACGTCAATCAAGGCGCACTTTTCGATCTGTTAAATCAAGCATCGTCTTGGGCGACAGAAATTATCGTTGATGGCGTGGTTTATTACTGGGTATCTCGTCATAAAGTAATCGAGGAATTGCCTTTGTTTTATAAAACAGCTGATACCGTTTATCGACATTTTGCAGAACTTAATGATAAAGGTCTGATTGTTTACTTAAAACAAGGTAAGCACGGTGATAAAGATCTCATTCGGCTAACTGAGAAAGGCAAAACTTGGAATGAATTTAAGTCAGATTTAAGCCGAGATAACTCGGAAATAAATCCGAGTTTATCACGCGAACTCGGAAATAAATCCGAGATAACTCGGAAACAGATCCGAGATAACTCGGAAATAAATCCGACAGATAATAATATAACTAATAAAAATACAACAGATCATAATATTAAAAAAACTACGCAAAAAAGCGAGGATGAAATTTTGCTTGAGCAGTTTGGCGTAACCGGTCAGCTTGCCAAAGATTTTATTGTTCTCCGCAAAGCGAAAAAAGCACCTATCACCGAGACGGCATTGAAACTATTCAACAGCCAAGCACGCAAGGTGAACCTGTCAATGCTTGAGGCAGTACAAGTCGCAATCAGTCGAAATTGGGCAGGATTTCGTGAGGATTGGTATCTTAAATCACTGCAACAAAATAAATCTAGCCCTAACTCTGCAAAACCAAGCGCACACAACGATTTTAATCACCGTGATTATGGCGAACAGATTATGCCTGATTGGGCGATGGAGGATGGCGCATGAAATCAAAATCAGACTTAATCCAAGAATTGAAAATGTTAAAAACAGGACTTAGTAATGCGATAAACGGCTTGCAAGTTATAGATGATTTGCCAGAACCTAAATCAGAAACCGCAATTTGTGAGAAACATGGCAAATTCGAGAAATGGTCAAGAAAAGTACCTTTGTCAAGAAAAACGAGCAAAGAATTCGTTACTCGTTGTCCTGATTGTTTGCGTGAAGAAATAAAAAAACTTGAATTAGAAATCAATAAATTTGATGACGAAGAACGCCAAAAGCGTATTCAGACGCTAAAAGAGCAATCAAATATCCCATTGAGATTTACTCAAGCGAGATTTGAAAATTACCAAGAAAACGCTAAAAACAAATTCGCAAAAACTGTTTGCCAACGCTATGCCGAAAAATGGAAAGAACGCTTTCAAGAAGGTGGTGGATTGGTTTTTTGTGGAAAACCCGGAACTGGTAAAAATCATTTGGCTTGTGCGATTGCTAATAGTGTGATTGAACATCATCAATCCGATGTTCTCCTCACTACGGCCATGAGAATTATCCGAAAAGTGAAATCAACTTGGGATAAGAACGCAGAGATGACGGAAGATGATGTGATTCGAATCTATTGCAAAAAAGATTTATTGATTATTGATGAAGTGGGTGTGCAGTTCGGTACCGATGCAGAAAAAATCATTTTGTTTGAAATTATCAATGAACGTTATGAGCAAATGCGACCGACTATCATCATCAGTAACTTAACTGAAACGGAATTAAATAATTATGTTGGGGAGCGAATTATCGACAGAATGAGAGAAGGAAAAGGGGCGGTAATTAAATTTGATTGGGAGAGCTATCGGAAATGACGGAATTTAACAAAGACCACTATCGCACGCCGAAGTATTTTTTTAACTGGCTTAATTTACGATTCCGTTTCAATGTGGACGGTTGCGCCAATAGTCGCAATGCATTGTGTTCATATTTTGTTACTGAATCTATGAATTTTCTTGAATTTAATTGTTACACAGCAAATAGCCGAATCTTCGTCAATCCGCCATATAGCGACCCAATGCCTTTTGTAAAACGTGCGGCGGAATTGAAACAAGCAGGCTATTTGGTGGTGATGTTGTTACCGGCAGATAAAAGCACCAAGTGGTACAAAGTGATTCAGGATAATGCCACAGAGGTGATCGACATCATCGGCGGTCGAATCAATTTCCTTCATCCGGTTACGGGCGAGGAAGTCAAAGGCAACAACAAAGGCTCAATGGTGGCGGTGTTCGATCCGTTTATTCAGGGCTTTGTAACACGACAGGTTGAATTGGATTTTGTGAAAAAGTGGGGTGAGTATGGAAAATAAGAATATTGAATTAGTTAAAAAGCTATTAATCAAGAGAGGTTTCGATATTCATCCAATGACAGAAGGCGTGATGGTTTGCGCTTATCAAGATAAGAGGATAAACCGAAATTCATTTGTTTGTAGCTGGCTTGGCAATAATTTAACTGTGTCAATATCGATTAATGGAAAAGCAGATTCAAAGAAAAGCACCAAGCTAATTAAGGATGTTTTTGGTAAGCATTTTTCGATTAAGCATTTGAATGATTGTCCTTTTGAAGGGAGACAAGCAAATTACTTCTCACTTCAGTTTTTGCATTAATTTGAGGTGCAGCTAAATGCCTAAATTTCAAATGATGAAGTTACCGGGCGGCGTTTTCTCACCGGCAAATGAAACGGAAGCCGAAGCCTTGCAGAAATTCCGTAACGGCGAGCAGTACGAAATTGAGATTAAACAAGCAAGAAACCCACAATTTCACCGCAAAGTTTTTGCCTTTTTTAATTTCTGTTTTGAGCATTGGGCCGCAGATAAAACCGAATGGCAATACTTTGATGAACGTAAACAGTTCGACACGTTTCGCAAAAATTTGACCGTGCTTGCCGGTTATAAAGAGGTGACTTACACCTTAGACGGCAGCCTACGGGTAGAAGCCCAAAGCCTAAGTTACGGCAATATGGAACAAGACGAATTTGAGAAATGTTATTCCGCATTAATCAATGCAGCACTCAAAAATATTTTCGGCAACACTACAGATGAAAATGTGATTAATCAGCTTTATGCGTTTTTTTAGCGAGGAAAGATGAGAACTAAATCACTCAAACCAAAGAAATGCAAAGTGTGCGGTAAAGAATTTACTCCTCATAATTCACTGCAAAAAGTCTGCTCGCCCAAATGTGCCATAGAACTAGCCCGAAATAACGCACAGAAAGCCCGAGAGAAAGCGGAGAAGCAAAAGCTAAAGGAACGTAAGGTTAAATTAAAAAGTCGCTCAGAATGGTTAAAAGAGGCGCAATCAATATTTAATAAATTCATTCGTTTACGAGATAAAGACGAACCTTGTATCAGTTGCGGTCGCTATCATCAAGGTCAATGGCATGCAGGGCATTATCGAAGTGTGGGGGCTTGCCCTGAATTGCGGTTTTGTGAGTTGAATGTCCATAAACAATGCCAACCGTGCAATAACCATAAAAGCGGAAATGTGATTGAGTATCGCATTAATTTGATAAGAAAAATCGGTGTGGATAAAGTGGAATGGTTAGAACGCCAAGACCACGATTTTAAGAAATACACGATCGAAGATTGCAAGGAAATTATTAAGTATTACAAAGAGAAAATTAAAACGTTAGAGGGCTTAAAATGAGTAGTATTAATATTGATAGAGTAGCAGTGCAGTGGGGGTATTGGGCGACACCTCGTTACGGCACGGAATTTCCTCGCATATCAGCCGGATTTGCTCAGGTTAAGCCTAATGCCGAATATGCTTACAAACCGCATTTAGATCCGATTTCTGATGATTTAGGTATGCAGATTAACGAATGTATGTTGATTATGTATAAAGTGAATCCTGAACTTTATGATGTGTTTATGCTGACTTATGTCAATCGGTGGCAAATCAGTGATATTTATCGTTGTCTTAATATTTCTAGGGCTGAATACTTTAGCCGCCTAAAAACAGCAAAAACATCACTCAAATTAATGTTGCATACAGGGAAAGCGGTATTTATGGCGTAAATAAAAGAGCCTGCACTAAGCAGGCTTTTTTGTTTATGCACTCATCGTTTTAGGCGTAACAGACACATTTAAGCCTAGCGCATTGATGATTTTCATAATACTGTCAAAGCGTGGTTTCTCGCTTGATAAAGTTTTATAAAGGCTTTCTCGCCCAATACCTGTTTTTTCAGCTAACTCGGTCATTCCTTTTGCACGGGCAACGGTATTGAGTGCCTGAATAAATTCTTCAGTTGAACCGTCTTCAAGAACGGTTGCTAAATAAGCTGCCATCATTTTTTCATTTTTTAAATAACGTGCAGCATCAAATTCTTGAATTTTAATGGTCATTTTTAAGCTCCTGTTTGAGTTCAGCCCATATTGCTTTAGCTTGTAAAATATCTTTATCTTGTGTTGATTTATCCCCACCACAAAGTAAAAGATAAGTAATTTCGCCTTTGCGTGCATAATACAGCCGATAGCCTTTTCCTTTTGTGATGCGCATTTCAAATACGCCATCACCAACGGATTTATGATCGCCGAAATTGCCTAGCTTGGCACGTTCAATACGGGCAACAATATTAACTATCGCCAGTTCATCGGTTAGATTTTCTAACCAGTTGGAAAATATATCGGTTTCTTCAATGATATACATAATCGCCTCTTTTATTTAGTTGTATTGTATAGTTTTGGATACACAAAGGCAAGCCGAATTTATTTTGAGAGAATTTGACAGAGTGAAAATTAAAGGGTAGTATTTGTCTCAAGGCGTCGAAACCTTGAATCAGAAGCGGAAGTCCGCACCCGATAGCATAGCGGTTTTTTTATGCGTAAAATTCGTGATCTCTTTTCTCTCTTCCTACGAGTTTTGATAATGCATACCTAAAATTTATCTATGTCGAGAGGGCGGAGAATACAATACCCATTGGGGAATAATCCCGACCGACTTCTGACGGTTTTCGAACCTCTCGGCACCCTAATTTAGGGTAATCCTCAAACTTCGAAAAAAATCAGGAGAAGACTTATGTCTAATCAAATCTCAACTCAAACTCTTTCTTTTTACGGTTCTGATCTCATTACTTTAAAACTTGATGATGTAATCTATACAGCAGTTCGTCCACTTGTTGAAGCTATTGGGCTGGATTGGAGTGGACAACATAAGAAACTTGCAAATCAGATAGATAAATTCAGTTGTAGACATATCTCCACAACTGGATCTGATGGCAAAACTTATGAAATGCTCTGTATGCCACTTAAAAAGCTCAACGGCTGGTTATTTAGTATTAACCCTGAAAAAGTGCGGTCAGATTTAAAAGAGAAAGTGATCCGCTACCAAGAAGAATGTTTTGAGGCACTTTATAACTACTGGCATTTTGGTAAAGCCGAACGTAAAACAACAACAGACGAAAGAACAGGATTAAGACAAGCAGTAAGTCAATTAGTCAGCAAAAAAGGTTTAATTTATTCAGACGCTTATTCGCTCATTCATCAGCGTTTTAATGTTGAACACATTGACGAACTCACACCGGAGCAGATTGGAATGGCGGTGGAATATGTGCATAAAATCGCCCTTGAAGGGGAATGGATTACAGAAGAACCAAAATCTCACACGGTAGAAATTCCGCACGCAGGACGTTGGCTTGTTATTGTCGATAAATACGACCCTCGCAGAAATCGCATTAAAGATATGTCAGGGTGTAACTTTGTAGATACTAAATTAGCCCGTCAGTTGCTTGGGGAAACACATCAAATGGCAGATTTACTTTTGGAGCTTTCTAAACGAATGAGATTAATTGACGGTTACTATGAAGATAACTTCAATACACCATTAATGGAAACAAAAGTCAGAACGATTATTTAATTTAAAACTTAATTAAAACCGACCGCACTTTATTGAAAAAATACTTGCAAAGTCTAGACTGAAAGTATATGATTCTAAGTACAGTGCGGTTTTTTGCATGTAAGCAACGCACAAATGAATTTTAACAGCCCTGATTGGTTTCCAATTGGGGCTTTTTTGTTGACTGAAAAAAGGAGACTAGTATGTCAAATGATACAATAATGCTTGACCCGATCATTGTAACACCAAATGATAATCCACCACCAATTACGATAGGTGGAAAACCTTATTATCCTGGACCTTCTTTTGGCGTTTTTCCTGATTTACCCCCCCATATTGTTATTAAACCTTTAAATCTAAAATTAGGACAAGCCGGTTTAGTTAACCTTGCTGAATTTGCTATTAAAATTCGTGATGTGGACGGAACAATTAACCGTTATAACGCACAACTTTCTAGGGCAGAAATTAGTCAAGCGATTCTAGAGGCTAGAAAATGGCTTGATGAATATGCGTTAGATTTTGAAAATAGTAGAGAGATTGAAGTTTATATTGAAGCATTGGAAAGTGCATTAAAAATACTAGAAAATGCTGAAAAAAATATTATAAATTTACAGAAGGAAGCGGATAGAAAATTTGATGAATTATTGAATAATAATATTGTTAAATTATCTAATTTCAAAAAGTTTAAAGATAGTCAACCAGAAATAATTTCTGCTGTATATGAATCAAATATTGCTTATTTTAATAGACCTCACATAACAAAGAAATATATTGAATTGTGGAAAGATAATGTGGAACTACCCCAAGCTAATATTTTGCTTGAAAAAAAGAAAATAGAAGCTGGCTTACATAGTTTAATTGAAGTTAATAAAAGTTTAAGTGACTCTTTAGAAAAATTAAAGACAAAATATAAAGGTAATGAAATTCAAACAAATGTAGAATATATCTCTAGTTTTTTTGAGCATATTACCGAAAAATATGGGAATTTAGCAAGTATTGAGGCAAGAAAACTTGCTGAAACAGTAAAAGGGAAAAAAATAAGAAGTGTTGAGGAAGCATTAAAAGCATTTGATAAATATAAAGGTAGTATTAATAAAAAAATTAACACTAAGGATCGTGAAGCTATATCTAAAGCATTACAATCTTTGGATATGAAGTCAATTAGTAACGACCTTTATAAATTTAATAAGGCATTTAAATATGGAGGGAAGGCGCTTACAGTGGGGTCTTTAGCAACGGCTTTATCGACAGCCATTAATTCTGGAGATTGGAAACCATTTTATTTAGAGTTGGAAAAATTAGCGGTTGATAAAATAGCGACATCTGTTGCAGCTGTTACATTGACTTTTTTAGCCGGAAGTTCGATTGGTATTATTGGTTATGCCGTATTAATGGTTGCAGTCAGTGCATTAATTAGTGATGAATTAATAGAAAAAATGCATAATGCATTATTCAAATAATAGAAATATAACCAGTGATCTTTATGGTTGCTGGTTATTTTTTATTGTTTTGTAAATTAAAAAGCATATCGCTATTGGGATGGCTAAGAAAAAGCTGATAGTAAAAGAAAAATATTCGATCGGTCTAAGGAGAGCTTGTCTATAATCTAGGGATATACTTTCCATTTTTTTGCGAATAGTGTGATGATATATTCTTTCAAGGGAATATTTTGCAATAGGAAATAAGAGAGCATTTAAACAAAAAAATGTTATAAAAGCATAATTTGCTCCATTGTAAATAGGAAATATTATAACTAAAAAAATAGCAAAGAAATTTTTAAAATAATACTTCTTATTCATTCCTATCCTCCTATCCCAATACATTGTGCTTTTTTTTGATCTCTTTTTCAAGCAAATTTTGCCTCAATAAAGGGGGCGGAGCATGAACAGAATGAAAGATACATTAAAAGATATTCCGATTGAATCTCAAATTTATGGTTGGCTTACCTCATTTTTTGGTGTGTTGACTTTAAGTGAATGGGCAATCTTAATCGGTATTGTTGTGACTATTTGCGGTTATATTCGCGAATCACGTCATAAAAAGCGAATGATAGAGTTAGAAGAAATTCGGATTGGTATTCGTGATAAGAAGGGGAAGTTAATTGAATGAAACATAAAAAGAAAATCATTGCTATTTGTTCAATACCCGCAATCATTGGATTGGTCCAATTATATCACCCTGACTTACGCACAAGCCAAGCCGGAATGGAGATTGTCGGTGATGCGGAAGGTTGCCGACGTGATCCATATCAATGCCCTTCTGATGTGTTAACTGTCGGCATTGGCTCGACAGAATACGGCGGGGAGAAAATTAATCCGAATAAACGCTATACCGATAAGGAAATTGCTGATCGCTGGGCGAATGATTTGCGTATTGCAGAGCGATGTGTCAATAAATATGCCAACGGCGATGCGCTACCGCAAAGTGTATTTGATGCAATAACCTCTGTTACGTTTAATGTTGGCTGTGGTGCAATGCGTAAATCAACGATGTTCCGTAAAGCCAATGCGGTCGATTATGTTGGCGCTTGTAATGAATTTCCGAAATGGATTTATGCCGGTGGTAAAAAATTGCGTGGGTTGGAAATTAGACGAGAGAAAGAGCGGCAACTATGCCTAACGGAGTTGAAATGAGATATTTACCAAGTACCTGTTTATTTATTGCGGCAGGTTTTCTTGCTTTTCATGGTATTACCGGTTGGGGTTGGTTTCTCTTTTTAGGACTACTTACATTCTAGGAGTCGAAATGCTAAACATCTTTACGAGATTTGAAAGTGCGATAAAACTGACCGCACTTTTTCTTATTTTGGGTTTGTGCTTTTGGTTATGGGTTCAGCACAACACCATCTCTAACTTAAGAGCCGACAATCAGGCACAAGCCCAAACTATCACAAAGCAAAGTGTGGTTATTTCTCAGCTTAAATCGGCGGAGGAAGAAAACCAACGTCTGACACTTGAGTTAAGTAAAGCAGAGTCAGAGGCAAGGAGTAAATCAGATGAAGTCATTAAATCTATTTCAACACAAGAAAAAAGTAGTGATGCTTACCATAGCAACGCTCCTCGCGCTGTCGTTGAGTTCTTGCGTAAAGACTGAGCCTATCGCTTGTCCTACACTTCCCGCAGCCTTTATCGCTCACTTAGATAGAACACCCTTTAACGGTCACACCTATGGTGATGTAACACAGTATGCAGTCATATTAAAACGTGAGCGAGATATTTGCTTAAACCGGATAGATAAAATCAGGGAATGGCAAACAGAAGATTTAAACAAATAAGGGGTAAGTATGATGGGCGGTGATGATAACTGGGTTGATGTTGGCTTTGGATTGTACGTGATACATCAAAGCGATTAAGAATATAAGGTGGACAATGCTCGCCTTTTTATTTTTAAAAGGTACTCCCGAGGGGATACCCCATTCCACGGGGTTGCGGCATCGCGGTTTTCGGCAGTTTTTTGGGATTTAGGGTCATCATCATCTTATTATTTTTTGAGCAATTTTTGTGAGTGATTATGGAAAATTTATTTGATTTAAAATTAAACATTAATCAGATCGCAGAAGTAGCCGGAATGCACCGCCAAACCGCGTCAAATAGGCTTTCTCGCTTTACTCCGGCTAGTGGTAGTAACGCAAAAAACAAGCTCTATTTTGTGCGAGATTTGATAATTGCTGCGCTCGAAGAGCAACCCGAAAAGATGTCGAAAGATGTTGATGAACTTCCACCTATGGAAAGGCGAGCTTGGTTTCAGTCCGAAAATGAGCGTTTACGTTTTGAACAAGCTATTGGCGAATTGGTACAGGCGTTTGAAGTCGCACAAGAAATGAGTGCTTTAGCGAAATACGTTGTTCAGAAATTAGAAACTTTACCGGATATTTTAGAACGAGATTGTGGGTTACCGCCAAATACGTTAATTAGAGTTCAGCAAGAAATTGACGATTTACGTGATCAAATGGCTTTGCATATCCAAGAAGAGGATAACTAATGTTTGCTAGTGCTAAAGACATACGCCGAGATATTGCCAATCTTATAAAAGCCCCCCGCCGAATGAAAGTTTCAGAAGCGGTGGCGGAATATATGCGGGTGCCGGTAGGCGGTGGAAATTCTGTTAAATGGGACAAACACACCGCAGCCTATATGCTTGAACCAATGGATTGTCTCAACTCCCGTGAATATGATGCGGTGATTTTTGTAGGGCCGGCTCGAACGGGGAAAACTATTGGCTTGATTGACGGTTGGATCACTTATTCCATTATCTGTGATCCATCTGATTTCTTACTCGTACAATTAACCCAAGAAAAAGCCAGTGAACATAGCCGGAAAAGATTAGACCGCACTTTCCGTTGTTCACCTGAAATCGCCAAGCGACTGAGTCCACGCAAAAACGATAACAATGTTCACGATAAATATTTTCGTGCCGGCAATCTCCTAAAAATTGGTTGGCCGTCAATTAATGTCCTGTCCTCTTCCGATTATAAATACGTTGCATTAACAGATTACGACCGTTGGCCGGAAGATATTGACGGTGAAGGGGACGGCTTTTCCCTCGCCTCAAAACGAACAACCACGTTTATGTCGGCAGGAATGACATTAGTGGAAAGTTCCCCCGGTAAAGATATTGCCGACATCAAATATACCCCCAAAAGCACACACGAAGCTCCGCCAACGACAGGGATTTTAAGTTTATATAATCGGGGTGATCGCCGCCGCTTCTACTGGCAATGCCCCGAGTGTCAAGAATACTTTGAGCCGAGTATGGCGAATATGATCGGTTTTCGTGATGATGAGGATTATGTCAAAGCCAGTGAAAACGCCAGATTACAATGTCCGCATTGCCAAACCTTAATTGCCCCCGAATTAAAACGGCAGCTCAATATCAACGGCAAATGGCTGAAAGAAGGGCAAACAATTGACCGAAACGGCGTGATTCACGGCGAAGGACGAAAATCCCGCATTGCTTCATTTTGGTTAGAAGGCCCGGCAGCCGCTTATCAAACTTGGGCGCAATTAACCTATAAATTGCTTAATGCCGAACAAGAATACGAGATGACCGGCAGTGAAGAAACTCTCAAAGCAGTAACCAATACCGACTGGGGATTGCCTTATTTGCCTCGTTCCGCTCTTGAACAGCGACGGGCAGACGAACTGATGGCACGCCGAGAAAAAACACCTGAAAAAACCGTACCGACACAATGCCGATTCTTAGTGGCGGCGGTGGACGTACAAGGCGGTAAAAATCGCCGTTTCGTCGTGCAAATTGTCGGTTATGGTGAGAGTGGCGAACGTTGGCTGATTGACCGATACAATATCGCCCATACCTTGCCCGATGAAGACGGCGTTATCGAAAAAATCGATCCGCGTATTCCTGATGATTGGCAAATTCTCGTTTCCGACGTACTCAACAAACAATATCCATTGACAGATAACGAACTCCATCTAATGCCGATATTGGCAATGGCAGTCGATAGCGGCGGCGAAGAAGGGGTAACAGATAACGCCTACCATTTTTGGCGACAATGTCGCCGAGATGGTTTAGCAAAACGGGTTTATCTGGTCAAAGGCGATAGTACAAAGCGGCAAAAACTGATTACCCGCACTTATCCGGATAATACCGCACGTTCAGATCGCCATTCTTCCGCACGAGGCGATGTACCGCTTTATCTGTTACAAACAGATCATCTTAAAGATCGCATTAGTAACGCCCTTGCCCGTCAAACGGCAGGGGCGAATTACATCCACTTCCCTGACTGGATCGGCGAATGGTTCTTTAATGAATTAGTGTATGAAGAGCGCGGTGCAGACGGAAAGTGGGTTAAGCCCGGCAAGGGCAACAACGAAGCCTTTGACTTATTTTGTTATGCCCACGCCGTCGCCATTTTACGGGGCTATGAACGGATTAAATGGGGCGATGAAAACGATGTGCCAAGTTGGGCGAAATTGCCTGATGTGAATCCGAATATTATCCGAAATTCGACCGCACTTTCATCATCTGAGAGTGTAGAGCCTACGCCAAAACAACATTCACCTACAATTTCAATGAAAACACAGAATAACTGGTTAGGTGAACAACGTAAAACAAGAGGTTGGCTATGAGCCAAAGAGAAAAACTCGAAGAAATGATCGAAGCTTGTGACCAAGCGATTCTTGATGTGTTGTCCGGCAAAACCGTGACATTTAACGGACGCAGCATTTCCCGTGAATCATTATCTGAAATCAGAGCAACACGCCAAGCACTCAGAGAAGAACTTGCTATGCTCGGTAAAAATGAAATGGGACGGCGACATAGTATCCGATACGCTAATTTAAACACGAGGTTTTAATGAATTTTCTCGAAAAAACCATTGCCGCTCTTTCGCCCGGCTGGGCGGCGAAACGCTCTCACAGCCGATATGTGTTAAATGCCTATGAAGCCGCCTTACCGAGCCGCACCCATAAAGCTGCGCGAGAAAACAAAGCGGCAAATACGGCAGTACAACAAAGTGCGGTCAGCCTACGTGAACAAGCCAGAGCATTAGATCAAAATCACGACATCGTAATCGGGATTTTAGACAAACTGGAAGAGCGGGTCATCGGTTCAAAAGGTATTCATATTGAACCGCAACCACTCACCCGAAGCGGCGATGTTCACGAAGCGCTTGCCGACCAAATTCGCAAGCTCTGGGCGGAATGGTCGATTAAGCCGGAGGTGACCGGGCTTTATACCCGACCGTTACTTGAAAGAATGCTGTTGCGTACTTGGCTACGGGACGGCGAAGTCTTTATTCAGTTGGTAAAAGGCAAAGTAGCAGGCTTACAACATCATTCGCCTGTAGCCTTTTCTCTTGAAGCGCTAGAGCCTGATTTTGTGCCAATGCAAACGGATATTCAGGAAAACGGCTTAGTGCAAGGGATTTACCTCAATGCATGGCGTAAGCCTGTCGGCTATCAAGTGTATCTTGAAAATCCACAAGAAAGTGACCGCACTTACGGCAAAATTAAAACCGTACCGGCGGAAAATATGCTACATCTCGCTTTTCGTAAACGGCTGCACCAAATCCGTGGGGTCAGTATGTTACATGGTGTGATTGTGCGTCTTGCCGATTTAAAAGATTACGAAGAAAGCGAACGGGTTGCCGCCCGCATTGCGGCGGCAATGACAATGTTTATCAAAAAAGGCGACGCGGCCACCTATGGAGAAGGTATAGACGACCACCAAAACGAACAACGTACCTTTGACATCGCGCCCGGTGCCGTGATTGACGATTTAAAACCCGGCGAAGACATCGGATTAATTAACTCCAATCGACCTAATACGAATCTTGAGCATTTCCGCAATGGTCAATTGCGGGCTACGGCAGCCGGTACACGCTCCAGTTATTCGAGTATTGCCCGAGATTATAACGGTACTTACTCCGCTCAACGGCAAGAACTGGTAGAAAGTTTTGAGGGCTATGCCGTGTTGCAAGATTGCTTTGTTGCTGCCATCTCTCGTCCGATTTATCGGGAATGGCTGAAAATGGCGATTGCCTCACAAGCGATCGCCATTCCGCCTGAAGTCGATCCCGATTCGCTTTTTAATGCGGTCTATTCCGGCCCGGTGATGCCGTGGATTGATCCGGTAAAAGAAGCCAATGCGTGGGCTGTGCGTATTCGGGGCGGATTAGCAACCGAAAGCCAAGCAGTTCGGGCAAGCGGATTTAACCCGGCTGAGGTCAAACGCCGCCGTATTGTCGAGGTGGAAGAAAACCGACAGGCAGGATTGAAGTTTGATACGGATCTAACCAATACACAAGGATTAACCAATGAAAAAACAAATGATTCTATCGCCAAAAGCAATGACGATGAAAACCAAGACGAATAATCAATCTTGGTTTTCCATTAAAGCCGCTGCCAAGGATACGGCCGACATCTCAATCTATGATGAAATCGGTTTTTGGGGCGTAACAGCACAACAATTTTCTAAGGAATTAAAAGCCTTAGGCAATAACCTGAAACAAATTAATCTGCATATCCATTCGCCCGGTGGTGATGTGTTTGACGGCATTGCCATTTACAACTTACTGAAAAATCATCCCGCTAATAAGACCGTCTATATTGACGGTCTTGCTGCCTCTATGGCAAGTGTGATTGCAATGGTCGGTGACGAAATCATTATGCCGGAAAACGCAATGATGATGATTCATAAACCTTGGGGGATTCAAGGTGGCGATGCAGAAGATATGCGTAAATATGCCGATTTATTGGATAAGGTTGAAAATACGTTAATTCCGGCTTATGCCGAAAAAACAGGCAAAACGCCTGAAGAACTTGCCGAAATGCTTTCCGCAGAAACTTGGTTAACCGCCAAAGAATGTGTTGAACAAGGTTTTGCAGACAAACTCGCCGAGCCACTTGTGGCAATGGCTTCCATTCAATCAAAAAAACTAGAGGATTACTCAAATATGCCAAAAGCAATGAAAGATATGTTGTTTAAGCCACAAGGCAACGCCAATATCCAATCTGTGGCAAAACCCGACGAGCCGAAACAACCGCAAGCACAAGTTGAGAAACAGGCTGCTGCTGTCGATAATGCGGCACAGGTACAAGCGGCAATGGCACAACGCAACCAAACCATTCAAGCAGTATTTGCCCCATTTAACGGACAATTTAACGATTTATTGGTGGAATGTTTGGGCGATGTCAATATCACCGCCGAACAAGCCAAAGATAAATTACTGGCGAAACTCGGTGAAGGCACCACGCCAAGCGTACCGCAAAGCCATATCCACGTTACTAACGGAAACCTTGTGGGCGACAGTGTCAAAGCCTCATTACTTGCCCGTGCGGGGATAGAAGAAACCCAAAAAGACAACGCATACAATGCAATGACCTTGCGTGAGCTTGCCCGTGCATCATTGGTCGATCGTGGTGTGAGCGTACTCAATTACAACCCAATGCAAATCGTCGGCATGGCGTTTACCCACTCCACGTCTGATTTCGGACAAATCTTAATTGATGTTGCCCATAAATCCGTGTTGAAAGGTTGGGCGGAAAGCACTGAAAACTTTGAGCAATGGACACACAAAGGCACCTTAACCGACTTCCGTCCGGCTTATCGTGTGGGCTTAGGGGGCTTTGATAGCTTGCCAATGGTGCGTGAAGGGGCAGAATATACTTACGTGACCTTGGGTGATACCGGTATGCACGTTTCCCTTGCCACTTACGGTGGATTGTTCAGCATTACCCGTCAGACCATCATCAATGACGATATGAATATGCTGACCGCTATTCCGTATAAACTCGGACAAGCGGCACGCGCGACTATTGCCGATTTGGTGTTTGCCCAATTAACCGGTGATCCGGTAATGACTTACGACAACAAGAAATTGTATGACGCTGCCCATAAAAATACCTTAACGGGCGGCAAAATTGATATTGCCACCATTGATAGTGCAATCCAGTTAATGAATGCGCAAAAATCCTTTGACGGCAAACAACTTGCCATTGAACCGGATTTATTGCTGACACCGACCGCACTTTACACCAAAACAAAACAGGTATTGGGTTCAAGTTCGGTGGAAGGGGCTGATGTCAATGCCGGTATTATCAATCCGTTACAAAATATTGTCCCGGTGGTGAAATCCCAACGTTTACAAGCGGAAAACGCCAAAATTTGGTATCTCATCAACAAACAAGCCATTGAAGTGAGTTATTTAAATGGTGTAGAGACGCCGTTTATTGATCAACAAACCGGCTTTACGGTGGACGGTGTGACGACCAAAGTGCGTATTGATGCCGGCGTCAATGTCCTTGACCACCGTGGCATTGTGCGTGTAACCAACCAATAATCATAAAATAATAAACCCCACGTTATTTGAGGTAACGTGGGGTTTTGTTTTAACCCTTATCAGACAAGGATTAAACGTGTTTAAGTATAACCCAAAACATCAAATAAAGATAGGTGGGAAAATGAGTGAAAAAGGTGCAGATAGAGCAGGTAATAAATTAGCCAATGCGGCAATTATTGCTTCAATTGGTATTTTATTAGTTGGCTTATCTTTTGTATTAAAAGTATTTATTTTCTAAATGAGGAAAACATTATGGCTAAGAATTTTATTCAAAACGGCGACACCTTAGATTTTGTCGCCACCAAAGCAGTAAAAAGTGGTGATGTGGTCGTACTGAACGATTTAATCGCTATTGCGGTAACGGATATTGACAACAAAGCAACCGGTACAGGCATTGTCGGCGGGGTATGGCGTGTGAAAGCCAAACAAGCGGATGATATTAAACAAGGTGCAGTGCTGTATTGGTCGGATGCCGACGGTGCAACGCTTACCGCAGGCAGTAACAAACGCCTAGGCATTGCGTGGGCGAATTCCGACACGACTTCAGCGGAAGTGGATGTGAAGATCAATGCCTAGCCCGTTTGATAATGCCCTAACAAAGGCGGATAGCGTGATAACGGAGGTTATGCTGTCCGTTTTTTTGATTAATGGCAAACGCTATAAAGCGGTATTGGACGAATCACCTAACCTAATGGGCGATAGTTATCGTGACGATCACCTGATAAATGGTACAACCCGCACACTGACGCTTTTTAAAAGAGCGGGTTACAAGCCGAGATTGGGCGATGTGGTAACACAGCGAGAGCAAAGTTACATTGTGCGTGGTTTTAGTTTTGTGGACGATTTGATTGTGCTGCAATTGGAGTAATGCAATGCGTGTGAATATCTCAGGACTGGAAGAAATTAAAGCCAATGCCGAAAAACTGGCAAAGAAAAAACTCCCTAAAGCGGCAGTCAAAGCCTTGAATACCATTGCGAAAAATGCCCGAAATCAGGCATTAAAAAGCGTGGCGTTAGACATCGGCGTGCCGGTAAAAACGATCCGTGGGCGGGTTCAAACGCAAAAAGCCAAAAACAAGCCGGAAGTCAAAATGCGGGTAAATCGGCTTAATATGCCGTTAATTCGTGTTTTGGAAAAACCGTCCAATACATTATGGGAAGGGCAAGGCGGTATTTTGGTCGGGAAATATGCGGTAAAACGCGGTTTTAAACAACGGCTTAAAAATGGTCGGGTGCATATTATGCAACGTGCCGGAAAAGCCCGTTATCCCATTGATGTCGTCAAGGTGCCGATAGGCAAACCGTTGACGGATGCCTTTAGTAAAGCCCTAAAAGATTACCCGGCCCAACTTCAAGCGGAATTAAGCCGACAATTAATTTCATCATTGAGGAAATGATATGCAAATCCATCAAAAAATTCGCCAAAAAGTGACCGCACTTTTAAACGGCAACATTGATAACGTCAACCACTTTTATGCAAGCCGTCCGATTTTTATCGATATTGACCAAGAAAAATCCGCTATTGCCGTTTTTCTTGATGAGATTGAAGCGGACGAAATTTCCCTCTGTCATCATCAATGGCAGGCAACACTGAATATCGCCATCTATCTTAAAACCGCGACCGGTGAAGCGGAATTGGATGAGATTGCCGAACAAATTCAAACCTTAATGGCGGAAGCCATTAATACGGATGGGTTAGCCGATTTGATGAGTGAAATTCATTTATCCGGCTACCACTACGAACAAGATTCCACTAACCGCACTTGGTTTGTCGCCAATGTGCGTTATCAAATTACTTATGAGGATTAATTATGGCAACACAAACTACCCCCTTTCAGGGAACAAAATTTTATCTTGGTGTAGGGCTTACCGAAGAAAAAGCGATTACCGCTTGTACGGTAAAACCCAATGCAACCATTACCGCCGCCGGTCACGGGGCGAAAACAGGGGATTTTATCAAAATCACCCATTTAGGCTCACTTGACGGCTATTATCCGGTGAAATCAACCACCGCAGACAAAATCACGCTTGCCGATGAAGTCGATTGGAGTGGTAACGATCAACCCACTGATTTCACGACGGCAAAAGTGGCGATTGTGAGATGGTCGTCTAATTTCTGTGCCATTAAAAATATTGAAGGTGATGGCGATACCTTAACGGAAGAAGACATAACCACAATGTGTTCCGAAGGCACAGAAACCGAAGCGGGCGAAATTGAATATGGTTCCATTAAACTCACCTTCTTCTACGCACCGGCAACGGCAATGCAGGCGGATTTGCGTAAGAAATTCTACGCTAAAGAAACCTTCCCGTGGATGATGGTGTTAAAAAACAACCAAGGTTCCTTATACGGCACCGGTTTTATTCAAACCTCACCAAACTGGAGTGGTGAAGTCAAAGGCAAATTTGAATCTGGCGTAACGATTAAAAAATCGAAACGGGATTATTTATTGCCGGTGAATGCCTAACATAAAAGTGCGGTTAAATTTGACCGCATTTTTTAAATACATCTTTTATTAAATTAACAAAGGTAAATTTAAATGACACTTGGCACTCGTGAATCTCTTTTGAGAGAAAATAAACCAAAACTTAAAAAAGTGATGCTTGGCGAAAAAGAATATTTTATTCGTGAAATGACCGTTGGTGAAGTCAATCAACATCTTTATGGTTATCAAGCATTACTTTGTCAGCTTGCAGAAGAACAAGGAATTACCCTTGATTACAATGATCCTGAAGAATTAGGGAAACAATTAAGCCGCATTTATGATCCGTATCGTACTGCCCGTCAATTGGCGATTCGACTTTGTGACGAAAATGGGGTGAATCTCTTCGATCCTGAAAATAAAGAAGATTTGGAAGCATTATCACATCTTGATAAATCAGTGAGTGAAACACTCAGCAAAGTTTTATTGGAGGAAGAGCCAAAAAACTTGATGACCGACGCAAGTTCCAAATAACACTTTCTCTTGCGTTGGGTAAAACACTGATAGAAATAGAATCAATGCCTGAAAGACACTTGATGGAATATCAACTCTTCTATCAAGAGCAACCTTTTGGGCTTTGGCGTGATGATTACCGTACTGCGCAAATTTCACATTTGTTGGCATCAATTCATCGTGATCCAAAACAAAAAGCAACGACACTTGGGGAGTTAATGCCATTTTTTGCAGAAAAAGGTCCCATTGAAAATAATGAAGATGATGGTTCGGAAGTCTATTTAGCAAATCGATAAATATTTATTGCTGAACTACTTTGTAGATAATATAATCAGGTTAAGGTTTATTAGGCAAGAGGAATAAGATATGCGTGATTTTATTGAATTTTCCGCAAAATTATTTTTTAGAACGTTCATTCTTTTAGGGACATTAATCCTCTTGTTTGTCGTTGATTTTTCCTACATTCTTGCATTCATTGGTGTGTTTTTGATGCTTTTTATCGGTGGTGTTATTATTGCTTGGGTTCAAGTCCAGAAGCATAGTAATGAACTGAAAAGGATCGAACAAGAAAAAGCAAAAGTGAAATACGTCATCATTGAATAATTCATCATAAATATCTTGAAGCCCGCAATATGCGGGCTTTTTTATTGGGGGAAATATGGCTTCTCTTGGCAACTTACATATCAACTTGAACTTGGAAACCGTTCAGTTTCAGCAAGGGTTAAGCAAATCAGCCTATCAATCACAAAAATTCACAAAACAGTTTGAGGCAAATTTTACTGCCGCGCAAAATAGAGCAAGACAGTTTTCTGAACGTACGACTCAATATCTAAATAATATTGAGCGAGCGGCAATCGCAATTAATAAAACGACTAGCAAAACTTTTCTTACAGGTATTGTCGGGTTTGCAGCAAGCCATCTTCAATCTGCAGTATCACAAACACTGCGGTACGCGGATAGTTATACTGAATTACGAAATCAAATTCGAGGTGTTGTCGATAGTCAATCAGAAGTCGTATCAGCAACTGAAAATGTTTTTGAAATATCTTTACGAACAAGTCAATCTATTAGTGCAACATCAGAAGTTTATAAGAGCTTCTCTCAAAATGCAGAAGCGTTAAAGATAAGTCAGCAAGACGTTGCTGAAATCACGGAAACGGTATCAAAATCAGTCGCGCTATCCGGGGCGAGCTCTGCAACTGCCTCAAATGCTTTGGTACAATTTAGCCAGTCTTTATTGATGGGAAAAATGAAGGCTCAGGAATTCAATTCATTGATCACTCAAACGCCAACGATTATTCAAAACATTGCTCGTGGGTTAGGATTAACAACAGCAGAATTTAAAGCGATGGTTGATAAGGGCGAAATGACTGCTGAAAAAATGGTTGAAGGACTAAAAAAAGCGAAAGAGCAAGTTGATTCAGATTTCAGTAATAATCTTAAAACGTTATCGGGGTCATTCACTAATTTAGAAACCTCAATGATTAAATTTGTTGGCGAAGTTAATAATTCATTTGGTGCAACCCAAAAACTTGCTGAGGGAGTGGAATTTGTCACTGATCATCTTGAAGAATTAATTACTACGGTAGGTGTATTTAGTGGTGCACTTATAATTGGACAACTTAGCAAATATTCTGCTGCACTTTTGAAAACCGGTTACACCAGTGCCAAAAATGCATTAGCACATCGCAATGAAGCCAAAGCATTACTTGAGAAAGCAACCGCACTTCGGGTTGCAGCCCAAGCTGAAATGGCGAGCCTAAGTGCAGAATTAAAACTTGCCCAATCTGAGCAAACACGGAATGCACTGCGTGAACGTATGAAAGTGCAATCGGCTCAAATTATTGCACTTGCTCAAGCAGAAGCAACCGCAAAACGTAATCTTGCAACAGCAACAAACCTGGCGACATTAGCAGCTAAAGGTTTACAAAGTGTGATGGCGTTACTTGGTGGGCCTGCCGGTGTCATCGGAATTGCAGCAACTTCACTAATTTTCTTTAGCGCACAGGCAGAGCAAGCTAGACAATGGGCTCTTGATACAACGATCGCAAACCAAGGGCTGGCTGATAGCTACGATAAAATAAGTGAGGCATCATTATCTTTGAAAGTTACTGAACAACTCGATAACATCAAAAAATATTATGCAGAAATTGAAAAAATCAAAGCCGGTATTGCCACTAAACAAATTGGAACTGATTTTGACGGTTTTCAAGTTGGCGGAGGAATAGATGAACGTGAGCTTGAAAATTTACAGAATAAAATCAAAGCTATTCAAGAAAACGTCGAAACAGCCAGACAAGTACTCGAAAAAATGCTTTCTCCACTTGGAGAGAAGATGTTGCGTTCCGGTAAAAACCTTGATGATGTTCGCCAAAAACTAAAACTACTTGGGGTTGATGCAAATACAGTCGAAAATATCATCACAAATTTGCCAAAAAGTTTTGATGAGACGGCAGACAGTGCAAAAAACGCCGCTGATAAGACATTAGATTTAAAAGAGGCAATGGAAAAGCTAAATGAAAAATCGACAAGTCTTGCACAAAAACTGGAAGTGGCGAAACTTAAACAGCAAGGGCAAGCCAAATCAGCCTATGTATTAGCCGGACTTTATGAGCTACTCGGCAAAGAAGGCGCAGAATACAATGAAGTGCTAATTGGCATTGCCACCGGTACTATTACTGCTGCTAATGCAGCAGATAAAGCTGTAGGAATTTCTGTCGAAACGTTAAACAAGATTTTGGAAGGCAAAGCAACATTAGAAAAAATGTTTGCTAACGAAACCCAAGTGACAACAATTGAAACGCAGATCAAGGAAAAAAATAAAAAAACGAAGAGTTCAAAAGCCGATGAAAATGCTCGTGATAGTTGGCTTTCTTTTTACGATGAAATCCGTAAAAAAAGCAGTTCAAGCCTTGCTGAAATCGATCTTGAGCAAACACGAATGTTTCGTCGTCTTGAAGAACACAACAAAAAAGGCGTGGTTTCTCACGAAGAATATGAAACGGCTAAATTAGCTATTACACAACGATTTGCAAAAGAACGCTTAGAACTTGCCGGAAAATATGCGCCTGAAAAATTGTTACTATCCAATCTAAAAGATGATTTATCCGCTATTGAAGAACTGAAAAAAGCCGGACAGCTCTCAAAGGAAGAAGCGCTAACTGCTGAATATCAGTTGAAATTTGACTATGCGCAGAATAAAGCCCACAAGGCGGTCAATCCCCTTGATCAAATGCGCGCACTTTACGATCCGCAACAAGAACTTGCTAACCAACAAACGCAAGAACTTGCGCAACTCCAAGCCTTCAATGATCAAAAATTGATGACGGAGGAAGAGTTCCAACAACGTAAGAAACAAATCATTGAAAAGTATAAAAACAACCAATTTCAACAAGAAATGGGGCAATATGCTACCGGCTTAAATGATTTAGGGGGGGCATTTGGTAATTTGGCTTCAGTTGTTGAGCAATCGGCAGGAAAACAATCCGCCGCTTATAAAGCAATGTTTGCCATTTCAAAAGGCTTTGCGATTGCCGAAGCTACCGTGAAACTTTCTCAAGCCATAGCACAAGCAATGGCATCACCGGAAGCGATGACGCCTGCACAAAAATTTGCCAATATGGCTGCGGTAGCGGCGGCAGGTGCAAATGTTATTTCACAGATTTCCGCTATTGGTTTTGCGAGTGGCGGTTACACCGGCGATGGGGGCAAGTATCAGCCCGCAGGTATTGTTCACCGCGGAGAATATGTCATCACAAAAGAAGCCACTGCCCGATTGGGTCGTGGCTTTTTAGATCAGTTAAATTATGGTGCGGTTCGTCGTGGATTTGCAAACGGTGGGGGAGTAAGCATTCCTAGTTTACCTCAGGTCAATTACGAGGCGGGACGTTCTTCCGGTAATATCTCGGTGAAAGTGATTAATAACGGTGAGCCAGCAGATGCTAATGTTAGCCGTCGGCAAAATGGAGATGATATTGAAATTACTGTGGAATTGATGAAGCAAATAGATAAAATAGCGGATCAACGTTATCGCCAAAATCAACTTAGTGATTTAAGAGCTGGTGGAACGTTAAATTCTCGTTATTGATAAATAGGAGATAAAATGGATAAAACATTTTTTGCCCAAACGCTTAATAATCGAAGTATCCTGACAATTCTATTTTCTGTTCTAACAGAACAACAAAGAAAAGAGGTATTGCTAAGGCTATCTAATGTATTAGATAAAATAGATGATATTGATGGCTCATTAGGATCGGAAGAACTAACCTCTCTTGTTAGAGAGGATTTGAAAAATTTTATTGATGACTTCAATGAAAGACAGTAAAGAAATAGCTCGCTCCGGCGGGCTTTTTTATTGCTGAAAACTCCTTTCTTTGAAGATGGTTTTGTAAGATAAGGGAGAAAAAATGGAAACATTCAAATGGTGTATTCGTCCTCATTACAGTATTGATAATGAACCGGATATTAGCGAGATTGCCTTTGGTGATGGCTATACTCAACGCCGATTAAACGGCATCAACTCTCTACTCAAGACTTATTCGGTCTCTATCAAAGTGAAGAATAAAAGTGCGGTCGAAATTCAACGATTTTTTGAAAAACACAAAGGGATTACGCCGTTTTATTTTGTTGAACCGCTCACCAAACAACGTAAGAAAGTGATTTGTAAAAAATGGCCGATGAAAGTCGGTCAAACTTACACTGAATTTAGTTGTGATTTTAACGAGGAACCCTAATGCCAACCCTTATCAGTAACCAATTTAAACTTGACCTTGCTAAACTTGAGCAAAACGCCCTGATCGAACTCTTTGAGGTAGATCTACGCGGATTAAAAGATTCAGATGGGATGAATGGTGAACTGTATCGCTTTTATGCCGGCAGAAACGAACACTCACAGCCGATAGTGTGGCAGGGGAATACTTACGATCCGTTTGGTGTAAAAGCGGAAGGATTTGAAATGTCGGGGCAAGGACCGAGCAACCGCCCAACCCTCACCCTTGCCAATATTAACGGATTTTTGACCGCACTTTGTAATCGGTTTGATCAATGTTTGGGGGCGATTGTACGCAGACGTTTAGTGTATATGCATTATCTTGATGCGGTAAACTTTACGGACGGCAACAAACAAGCCGACCCCACACAAGAGGCATTAAGCTATTTTGTGATTGAACAGCTCTCATCGCTTAAACGTGATATTGCACAATTTACTTTAGCATTGCCCAGTGAAACGGATAATGCGCTCATTGGCGCACGAATGATTACCACGACTTGTTGTTGGGTCTATCGTGGTGTGGAATGCGGTTATACGGGGGAGGCAGTGGCAGATGAAAAAGATCAGCCCACCATAGATTTAAAGAAAGACAAATGTAGTGGATTGCTGACCGGCTGCAAACTTCGCAATAACACACATAATTACGGTGGCTTTGTTAGTGTAAATAAATTGGGGTAATTCACATATTAATTGTGTATAATTACTACGATTTATTCATTCCATAGGTAAAAATAATGAGGATTCATAAATTTATTGTTAAATGCTTGAGTTTACTGAGTTTAGTTGCTTGTACTTCGCGACCTATTACAAATGATTATGGTGAATATCCTAGTAATTATGAGGAAATAGCTAGACAATTTTATCAAGGGAAAAAAGATATTAAGCCAATTGATTATATTGCCGCTTTCCCACCTACTAAGTATGAGCAAACAGTAAATGACAATGGTTTTGTTATGCCTCATAACCCTAAAATTTGGTTAAATGGCACGATGCGTAGTGGTCAATCAATCAAGGGTTATCTTGTTTGTGCGCTTGAAACAAACCATAAAGATGGCTATAAAATTGATGCTTTATTGATTAACAATGGAAAAGTACTCTCGGTTATTTACAATGTTCGGAGAGCGAACATTAATGGCGTGAGAAATAAACTTTGTTATCAAGAAGATAATTGGCTATTAGGACATTTGGAGAAAATAACCAGAGAGAATTCTCTGAGATACATTGATAACTTTATCAAACAATTAAAATAAAAGTAGCAATACTTTTTAGAAAAAAATAACAAACCGCTTGTAACGATATAAGCGGTTTTTTTCTATCTGAAATTGAGGATTCTTTATGATAGAAGGGCAGTTAGAATCAAAAATTATCTCTTATACAAAAAAACAAGAACCGCACGAAATGTGCGGTTTTGTTGTTTTAAAACAAGGTGAAAATCAACCGCACTTTTTCCCTTGTGAAAATATGGCGGAAGACAAAGAGAACCACTTTGAAATTTCACCGAATGATTATCTCAAGGCGGAATCAATGGGTGAAATATTGGCATTGGTGCATTCTCACCCGAATGGCAAGCCCGAACTATCGGCAGCTGATTTACAAACGCAGCTTTATAGCCAACTGGATTTTTGGCTTGTGTGTGATGGGCAGATTCACGTTTTCCCGAAAATTCCGCTCTTAATCGGGCGTGAGTTTGAACACGGAAAAATGGATTGCTACACGCTCTATCGGGATTTCTATCGTCTTGCCGGTTATGAAATGGCGCAATATGAACGTGATGATTACTGGTGGGAAGATGGCTTTAATCTTTATCTCGATAATATCGAAAAGGAAGGATTTGAGCGAATCACCGACCAACAAGAATTACAAATCGGTGATGTGATTTTAATTCAAGTGGGCGCAGATGTACCGAATCATGCCGCGATTTATATTGGCGATCAAATGGTCTTGCACCACGCCCCGAAACGCCTCTCAAAACGTGATCTTTATGATGGTTATTGGTTTAAACATACGCATAGTATGTGGCGACATAAACTCGCTGATAGTCTTAATTTTGAAGCGGTTCTAATGAGTTTGTTTTAGCCAAGCCATTTTCTTTAAAGTACTTTAAAAGAAATTCTGGGACTAAATTGTGAAAATACTTCTCACAACGTGATGGTGTGGAACTCCTTCCTCTCTTCACACAAAATCAACGTTGCAATAATAAAGCAACGTAATCGGAAAAAACAAAACCCGATTGCGACCAACAATCGGGTTTTTCTTTACCCCTTATTCCTAGTTAAGCAACATAAGGAGCAATTTTGATTAAGTATACACCAAAACATCAAATAAAGGTAGGTGGAAAAATGAGTACAGAAGGTGCGAATACTGTTGGCAAAATGTTAGCTATTGCAGCGATTATTGCAGCTCTTGGATTTGCCATTGGTGCAGCTTGCTTTGGAATTAGTTTTATTCTCTGAATAGAATATGTGATCTAAATCACAGCCCAAAATATCTAGATCTTGTAGAATGTAGCACTTTTACTTTATGGAGATCTTAAAATGAAAAAATTATTGTTAACTGGATTAGCTTGTGCTCTGTTAGTTGGATGTATGTCTGCAAGTAAAATGACTAAAATTAATTCAAACGTTCAGGGTTTAGCATATAATTCAGTTGCTACTAATTATACACCGATGCTTACAAGAGCCTCATTGCTTGATTTTGATGATGGTTCACAGGCTTTAAACTATAAAATAGATTCTTACAAACGCGATAATTACGGTAATAAACAGACTGTTAATTTTTCTATTCCGAACAATTCTGCAGATCAACATTTAAGGTTGCTCAATAAATTTATTGAGTGGGATACAAAAGCTAAGGCTCGCTCAGAACAATTAGACAAAGAGATAGGAAGAGTTAAAACAGTTAACGGCTATTCGGTATATACATTTCACTCAGGAAGCAAGTACTCTAACTTTCTGGATATATGTTTTGTGATAACTGAAAATAGTCCTTGTGTCATTGATAGCGCTACATTTGATGTATCTAATGTAAAAGAACTTATTCAAGATATCAATAAATTTAAAAATAATAAATTTCAACATATAGATACTTCAATATATAAATAATTTACTAAGCCTGTTTACAAAGCAGGCTTTTTTTATTATTATCCTCTTCAAGGTCTCAAAAGCCTTATAAAGCACGGTTATTCACCCCGTCAGCGTGATTTTTTTGTATCTAAAATTTGTGATCTCTTTCTCCTTACCACAGAATTAATGGTACAAAAAACAATAATCTAAACCGATGGTCGAGAGTGCGAGGAATAAAATACCGAAAGGGAATAACTCCGCTCGATGCTTTACGAGTTTTGAGCTCTCGACCGCCCGAATTATCGGGGTTTCTCTCAAAAGGAAATAAAGCAATGACAAACTTATCTATTTTAAATCAATCAATTCGTACTTTAGACAATCTCTATTCCTTAAATGATCTTCACTTGGCAAGCGGAAATGATCCAAAGCATCGTCCAAGTTTATTTGCTCGTAATGAACAAACCAAAGAATTAGCAAAAGAGATTGAAAATGAGCGAAGCACAAAAACGCTCTTCGCTATTAAAACTATTCGTGGTGGCAAAGATATTTCTATTCAAGGAACTTGGGCTTGCGAAGAACTTGTCTTAAGCTACGCAATGTGGATTAGCCCGAAATTTCATTTAGTTGTGTTACGGGCATTTTTAGCAATGCACCGCAATGAACCGAAACAGCTTGCTTTGCCGGAAACAACCACTGACGACCGTAAAGGTTTGCGTGATGCGATTACTACACTTGTCAATAAAAAAGGCTTAATATATTCCGAAGTGTACAGCCTCGTACATCAACAATTTAACGTTTCTCATATCGACGAGCTGACAAAAATACAAATATCACAAGCAGTACAATATATTCATTTTCTTACACTTAATCTTGATACCCTTTTTCAAAAAGGCGAAGAAATCAATATTTCAGCCTATATTTTTGACGCAATAATGAAACATGCAAAACTCGCACAAAAGTTGGCAGAAAAAGTCATTAACTATCAAGAAAAACAATTTGCCTTACTTGGTATAGAAAACCACTTTCGCCATAATGAACTGACGGCGAGTGCAAACAGCTTACTAGGTGAATTCAAATATTTTCTACGGGAAGGTGAAACACTTCTTGCCAAACACAGCGAAAATCCACAGCTCACTCAGCAAGTAAAATTAAGTAAATTGGATTTCTAAAATTTAACCAAAACCGACCGCACTTTTCCCCGTGAAAATCGTGCGGCGGTTTGTTACACCCTGAATAACCCTGAGAAATCAGTTTCTCGGGGTTTTTTATTATCCAACATCTAATAGGAGAATATTATGCAACTTGCTAACCCTGAACATAGCCAGTTAATAGAATTATTAGAAATATCGGAAACTGCTAATAAGTCATTTGATCATCTTATTGACTGTATCGCTGATGCAGTAGAAAAATGCTCTGTTATTAGAGCAACTAATATTTTGGGGGACAATGATTTTAATGTACTTCAGGCTAAAAACGCTCTTCAAATAATGATATTGGCAAGTGGAAATGATAAACGAGTTGTCAATATGGCTAAAATACTACTAAATAATTCTGGTATTTCATCAACAGAAATGAAAATTCTAAATAATGGTGAGATTGTTAAAAGGCAAATCTACTTTGTTCAACGTTCTGATGGAGCTATAAAGATAGGTTCATCACTAGATGTTCAAAAGAGAATGAAAGATATATCTGCTCAGGTAGGAGATTTAAAATTGCTATGTGTAATTGATGGCACTATCCAAATTGAAAAATCTCTTCATAAGAGATTTGCTAATGATCATATTCATAATGAATGGTTTACTCAGGATAACATTAATAATTTTATTAGAGAGCTAAATACTGTGAGTCACAAACTACAAGTTGAATTACCACTATTAAATTGACCGCATTTTATATGCGGTTTTTTATGGAGAGAAAAAATGGTCAAAGTTAGATTTTACGGTGCCCTTAAACAGTTTGGCACTGAGTTTAATTTAGAGGTAAATAACACGGCAGAAATTATCCGTGCTTTAACCAGTCAGATTCCGAATTTACGCCAATTTTTACAGCAAGGGTTATTCAAAGTTCGTATCGGCAAAGATTATCTCGATAACCGTTATTTGGAAAAAGGGATGTTTTATCAGCTCAAAGAGAAAATGACGGTGTGTTTTACACCAGTGTTAAAAGGCTCGAAAAAAGCGGGATTATTTCAAACCATCGTTGGCGCAGTGATGGTTGTTGTGGGTGTGGCGGCTACAGTCTTCTCTTGGGGATCGCTCGCTCCATACAGTGGTCAATTGATTGCCGGAGGGATTGCAATGATGGCGGGTGGTGTTGCCCAAATGCTCACTAAAATGCCTTCCATGTCGGGTATAGGAAACGAACAGGAAAAGAAAAATTCAACATCATTTTCTAATCTATCCAATATGGTGGCACAGGGAAAACCTATGCCACTCGCTTATGGACGTATTAGAACAGGTTCATTGATTATTTCACAAGGTATTGAAACGATGGATGTTGATGTGGCAACACCGGAACAAAATAGCGGCAGACGCAGATTTAGAAGATAGGCGGAAAAAACTTAACTCAATATAAAACAAACCCCGAAAGCGGCAAACTTTCGGGGTTTTTCATATCCACTTACTTACCCTAAGAGGACATAAACTTTGGATAATTCTACAACAATCATTCCTTTTATCAAGGAGTTTATAATGGAATATGGTTTCTTACAAACAATTCTCGGTATTGCTTTTCTTATTTTTATTTGGCGTTTGCCGAATATTCTTGCTGTGATTAAAGATTGGAAAAAGTAGGAGTTAATTATGGGAAAAGGCGGCGGTGGCGGACATACACCGGTTGAAGCAAAAGAAAGCGGTCGCAGTAAACAGCTTGTCAAAATCGTTGAAATTATTTCAGAAGGGGAAATTGAAGGCTTAGCAGACGGGATGAAATCCGTCTATCTTGATAATACACCGATTCAAAATCAGGATGATTCTTACAATTTTAGCAATGTTCAACTTGAAGGGCGGGTCGGTTCACAGGTTCAGGATATTATCGCCGGTTTCAATACGTCAGAAAAAGAAATCTCGGTGGGGACACAAGTGCGGAAAACCACACCGATTACCCGCACGATAACCGATAGCAAAGTCTCCCGTTTGCGTTTAACCCTTGGTGTTCAATCACTATTTCACCAAAACGATCAGGGGGATACGAACGGTGCAAGTGTAAGCTTAACGGTGTATATCGGCAATCAGCACTATCCAGTAACGATTAGTGGCAAATACAGTTCACAGTATTTACAGCAACATACCTTTTCCGGTTTGCCTGCGGTGCCGTTTACGATTCGTGTTGAACGAAACTCAGAGGATAGCAAATCACAGCGATTGCAAAATAACACGGTATGGGCGAGTTACACGGAAATTATCGATACGGAATTTACTTATCCGAACACGGCGTTAATCGGGGTGAAATTTGATTCGGAATATTTCTCGAATATCCCGAATCGCACTTATGATGTCAAAGGGATTAAGGTCAAAGTACCGTCAAATTACGATCCGAAAACCCGACAATATCGCGGTATGTGGGACGGCACGTTTAAACTGGCGTGGTCGGATAATCCGGCTTGGGTGTTGTACGATGTAGTCACAAACAAGCGTTATGGTTTAGGCGACCGTTTGGGGGAGTTTGGTGCGGATAAATGGGCATTGTATCAAGTAGCGCAATATTGCGATCAGTTGGTTCCCGATGGTTTTGGCGGTAAAGAGCCTCGTTTTACCTGTAATGCGTGGCTGACCGACCAACGGGCGGCTTATGATGTGATCAATGATATTTGTTCGATTTTCCGTGCAATGCCGGTATGGAATGGGCGAGAACTGACGGTCGTAATGGATCGTCCGTCTGATCCGGTGTGGACTTATACCAACGCCAATGTGGAAAATGGCGAGTTTACTTACACCTTCTCAGCCAAAAAAGCTCGTCATAATGCGATCCAAGTGGAATATGCGGATAAAGACAATGCTTATGAAAAAACCATTGAATATGTTTCCGATGATGAGGCAATCCGAAAAAACGGCTTAAACGTGAAGAAAATCACCGCATTTGGCTGCACCTCCCGTGGCCAAGCACATCGCACCGGTTTATGGTTATTACAGACTGAAAAACTGGAAACCAAAACCGTGACGTTTACTGTCGGTACGGAAGGGTTAATGCACATACCGGGCGATATTATCAAGGTGGCGGATATTGATTATGCCGGCACAAATATCGGTGGACGAGTGTTAAGCATTGACGGCAGGAACGTGACGTTAGATCGTGAAATCGATATCACGGCAAATAGTTACTTTACCTACATCAACGCCCAAGCCAAACACCAAGATATTAAAATTTTGTCGGTGAATGGGGCGGAAATCACCCTCGATACTGAACCGACAGGCTTGATGGAATATGGGGTTTGGTCGCTCACCACGCAACGAATCAATACGCAATTATTCCGTGCCTTAAGTGTGAAAGAGCAAGACAAAGGCAAATATACCATTGTTGCTTTACAACACGAGCCACAGAAAGAAGCCATCGTTGATAACGGGGCGGTTTTTGAACCGAAAGCGACCAGTATCCTTGTCGTGCCGAAAGTCAATGATATTCAAATCCTCACCAATCCGGACGGTAGCATTAACATTAATGCGGATGTCAGCGGCGGCAATGGCTTGGTGAAATACGATATTTTAATCTACAAAGGGACGGCGCTATTTGATGTACGTTTAGGATTAACCTCACCGGAACTGGATTTAAGCAATCTTGAAAACGGCGAATATACTGTGGTCATTCGTGCGAAAAATGAGAAAGGGCAACTGCTTAACGAACGCACGCAAAGCTTTACCATCGACCGCCCTCCCGCCCCAACCGGCGTACGGGTGACTGGTGGCTTAGGCAATATCACGCTTGAGTGGGATTGGATAAATGACGCGACAGCCACAGAGATTTTTGCAGCAGAAACGGACGATATTCAAGCTGCAAAACGTATTGCAAAAGTCACCGCTCGAATGTACACCCACGAAGTGGGCGCAAAACAAGTGCGTTACTATTGGTTACGTCATACCCGTGGCATTAATGTCGGCCCGTTTTATCAACAATCCGGCTTAAGGGCGGAAAGTGCGGTCGATATTGACGAAGAATTAGCGTTACTCAACGAAAAACTGTCACAAAATATCGTCAATGAGGTGATTGATACGGCATTGCCGGCACGCAATCTTGAGCTAATCAAAACGGTGACGGGACTTAACGTCAATGAGTTTGCAGGCTATAACCAGGTCCATAACACTACTGACGGTAAGTTATACACCTGGAATGGTACAAAATACGTTGATAATAGTGTGGACGTTGGAAGACTACAAATCCCCACTAAACAGCTTACCGGCACAATCAGCGCAAATCAAATCGGTGCTAATGTTATCGGCACTCAGCACTTAGGCGCAAATGTGGTAACGGCTGACAAAATGGCGGCTAATTCCGTTAGCGCCGCCGTATTACAAGCCGGTGCGGTTCACACTGACCATCTAGCCGCAGGTCAAGTATCGGCGGATAAATTGGCGATTGGGTTGGGTGGGAATTTGTTAGTTAATCCAATATTTGCCAATGATGCACATAATTGGGTTTACTCGACTTATTCGGCAAGATTGGTTAGGAGAGCTGTAAATCAAAATCCATTACCAAGCTGGGTAACACGGCAAACCTATCTTCCGAATGAGAATATGTACTTTCTAGAAATTGATGCCGCATCGTCATCTATCAGTAATGGTGCAAGAATAGGCTATATTGGCCAACTTAATATTCCCGTGATACCGGGTAAAACCTACATATTCTCTGCGTATGTGGCGGCACATCGGTGTAAAGCTAAATTATTAGTTGATTTGCGAGATACTAATAACGGTTACCCCGGTCATACAGCACCGCTTAACTCGGGTTATGCCACATCAGGATTTAGAGATTCAATTGAAGGAGCTAGCCGGATATTCTACCGATTCACGGTACCAACAGGACGGAATATTAATCGAGTGGAGTTATATATTCTAGCGGAAAAAGACGGAGATTATAATAACGCCATGGTCTTTGCTATGCGCCCAATGCTCGAAGAATGTACCGAACACGCCCGAGAGCCCAGCCCGTGGCAAAATGCAGGCGTAACGGCAATTCATGGTGGGTCGATTGTAACAAACACCATCACCACCGAACAACTCGCCGCCGGTGCAGTAACCGCAAATGAAATTGCGGCGGGAGTGATTGGTGCAAGACACATAGCTGCCAAATCCCTGAATGCCAATCATATCGTCTCAAAATCATTGACGTCAGACTTGATTAACGTCTCAAATTTGGCGGCGATAAGTGCGAATTTAGGACGGGTAACAGCGGGTACAATCACCGGGACAACGATTACCGGTAATACTATTAGTGGTGGAACGGTTACTGGTACAACTATATCAGGGTCAACGATTGAGGGTGGAATAATAAGAGGGGCAAGAATCGAGGGTGTAACAGGTGAATTTTCCGCAACCCTGAAAGTAACACAATTAATCGGCGGGGGGATTATCGAACACATCTATGGTAAATGCAAAGATAAAGGATCTTACCGCTATCATTATAAACAGTATAATGATAGCGGTAGTTTTAAGACTAGAACGGTTTACGGGAGGTTGTACGGTTGCACGATCCATATTGAACCAAAACCTTTTAAGCGATATGTTGTTATTCATGGAGAACAATCTTTTGTTCTTAATAGCAACGAAAGAAAATCGATTGAAATCAAAAGATACCAAACTGTTGATGAGAACGGCGGCTTGCATACTCCAAAAGACTTGTCCGTCATGGTAGTCGCATATATGCTGACTGAAAATAATAGTATCACTGTTTCTTAATACTTTACTAACCTCAATGGTGAAAACTATTGTGGTTTTTTTTATCTAAAACGAGGAGTTTTTTATGACAACATTCAACAAAATCTTAAACCCAATGTACTCAGCAATTGCGAGTTACAGCTCGCAAGAGGACGGTTCAATCAATGCGAAATACGTTATCGGCACCGGCACAGATAATGACGGCGTAGTCACGGATTTCACACCGATTATCAGTGAATATAAATGGATTGATGCCGAAGCGGCAAAAGCGATTAACGAAGCACCTTTCACTAAAGAAGACATCGGTAAAACACCGACTCAAATTATGCTTGCACGAATCTACAATCATTTGAAAGAAACGCAGCAAATTTACGTTTAATCACAGCCCTCAAGCGAGGGCTTTTTTATTGGAGTGAAAATGGAACACATTGACTTAGAGATGATCCGTGGAGACGATGAAAATTTTACGTTTGAAGTAGTAGAAGAGAATGAGCAGGAAAGTGCGGTCAATTTTGACCGCACTTGCGGTAAGGCTTACGACTGGTGGGGGGCGTTAGATGTGGTACTGGGTATTAAGCAAAAACGCAGCAAATATTTTTGTAGCGAATGGTGTTTTAACGCCATTAAAAACAGCGATAAAGGATGGAGGTTTAGCCCGAATGACTTAGCAATTATTTTCAAAAAATGAAGACTGCGACATTTATTTTATCCGGTTTAAGTTGATTTGAACGAAAAAAATGTAGTATATATGCTACTTTAAATTTTAGGATAAATCTAAGGAGATACAATGAAAAGATTTTTACCTAGTCTTTTATTGTTGGGTTTAGTAGCTTGTTCGTCAAATCAACAGATGTGTGACTGTTCTCAGTCTGAATCTCAATCTGATTTGGCACCTAAACCTCCGGCACAATTACAATTTCAACCCCTATTATCAAATGCGCCTTCAATGCCATTGAATTTATTCTCTTCACCTAGCTCAGATGAGCAGCAAAAAGAGAAAACTCCCGAGCCCATATTATTGAGCGGATTAACTGTACCAACATCTGGCGTTGAAAGCATTAATGAACAGATATCTCCATCCGATCCATCAAACTTTATGACTTTAATGGGGCAAAGCGGATCGCTACTGACCGTCTGGGCATTGGCAAAACGCAATTGGTTATGGGGTTATGCCAATATTCATTCTCAGAATTTTGGCTCAATCCGTAATTGGAAAATGGAACGCAGCAAACACCGCGAACATTTTCGTTTTATGAATCAATCTTTAGGAACCTGTATTGAGGCTTACCGTAACGGTTTAATTCACGATACTTGTAATTTGAACAAATTAGAGCAAGCGTTTGAGTTATTGCCTACGAATAGTGGCGCGGTTGTCATTAAAAGTGTGGCACAGGGGCGTTGTGTTACTTATAACCCGGTAAAAACAACCTATTACTCAACCATTACATTATCAACTTGTGATGGAGCAACAGATCCGTTACGCGATCAAACATGGTATCTCGCTCCCCCTGTATTAGAAGCTACGGCTGTCAATTAAATTAAGGAGTTAATATGCAACGGATAAAACAATTAGGTGCGGTTTTCTGTGCAATGTTATTCAGCTTATCAAGTTATGCTGACTTGAGTGATTTCAAGGTAGCGACTTGGAATTTGCAAGGCTCTTCAGCAGCAAATGAAAGTAAATGGAATATTAATGTGCGCCAGTTATTATCGGGAGAACAGGGGGCGGATATTTTGATGGTGCAGGAAGCTGGCTCTTTACCGACTTCAGCGGTAAGAACCTCACGGGTGATTCAACATGGAGGAACGCCGGTTGAGGAATATACCTGGAATTTAGGTACTCAATCCCGTCCGGATATAGTCTATATTTATTATTCTCGTTTAGATGTTGGAGCAAATCGAGTGAACCTGGCTATCGTGTCGCGCCGTCAGGCAAATGAAGCTTTTGTCGTACATTCTGATTCTTCAGTGCTTCAATCCCGCCCAGCAATAGGTATCCGCATTGGTACTGATGTCTTTTTTACAGTGCATGCTTTGGCTACAGGCGGTTCCGATGCGGTAAGTTTGATTCGTAATATCTTTACTGCGTTTAACTTATCAGCGGAACGACGAGGATATAGCTGGATGGTTGTCGGCGATTTCAATCGTGCGCCTGTCAACTTAGAAGCAGCATTAAGACAGGAACCTGCTGTGAGTGAAAATACTATTATTGTAGCGCCGACAGAGCCGACGCATCGCTCCGGTAATATTCTGGATTATGCGATTTTACATGATGCGCATTTACCCCGTCGGGAGCAGGCACGTGAACGTATTGGTGCGAGTTTAATGTTAAATCAGTTGCGTTCACAAATTACATCCGATCATTTTCCTGTTAGTTTTGTTCGTGATCGCTAAGGAGGATACAATGAAAAAATATTTATTGGGCTTTTTATTAAGTATGATGCTGGTGAATCATGCAAAATCAAATCCTGATCCGACTACTTATCCTGATGTAGAGTTATCGCCTCCTCCACGTATTACTTTGCGCAGTTTGTTTACGGGTGAGCCGGTTAAGAATGACCATTATGATTCACATAATTACTTAAGTACACATTGGGAATTAATTGATTACCCAGGAAAAGAGTATGAAAAGATGCGTGATGGCGGTTCCTTGGTTCAGTTTAAAGTAGTCGGAGCAACAAAATGCTTTGCCTTTCTAGGTCAAGGCACCACTGAATGTCGATCGACTGATCATACTGTGTTTAGTCTTATTCCAACTAATACGGGCGCGTTTTTGATTAAAGATGTCGTAGTCGGGTTTTGTGTAACGAGTCATAACTTTGGTGATTTGAAGCTTGAACCTTGTGGAGCTTCAGTGAGTGGGCAAACTTTTTCGCTACCGTATCAATGGGGATTATTGCCTCCTTTTGGACCAAGTAAAATTTTAGTACCGCAAGTGAAGAAATAA